AGCGGATGTTGGTCCAAAAGTACCAAATAAACCTTGTGCAGCTCCACCAAAACTTGCTCTACCTAACAAACCACCAAAACTAGTTCCAGGTATACCAAAGCCAGCCACTCCTAATAATGCAGCTTTACCTATCGGTGACTTTGCAATCTTTTTAACTGCTTTTGTTGCTTTCTTAACAAGTTTACCTAGACCATACATCTGTCTTGCTGATTCAAGATCCATGATCCCACCTTCGTAAGGCATACCACCTTCTGCAAACCCTGCTCTACCACCATCAGCCATCATAGGAACTTCTTCATCGTCTTGAGTTAATAAACTTTGATTATTTTTATTTCTATTTTTCATAATTTGATTTATAATTAACATGGCTGCCATTGTTGTTGGTTCAGGTATCATAGCTTTTAAACCACCACCTGTTAAAAAATTTTTTGCTCTATTTAAATCACTTGCAGTACCAACTACATCTACAACTTTTTGTAAATTATCACCATCATTATTATTATTACCTACATTAGATGAAACTTTTTCTGTTTGAACTGCGCTTGAAAAAGGACTAGATGAAGGTGATTTAAAATCATCTTTTCCTGCATCAGCCCCACCTCCAGCTTGATATAATTGTCTTGCTTGTTGTGCTCTAGTTATGGCCATCTTACTACTTTAGTTTGTTTTTCCTAATAAATCAAGACTTGGCATTAATACATTTACATCTTGAGCCATATCTTCATTTTTATAACCTTTAGCTTCCCAATCTTTTCTCTCTTTAAAAAGTTCCCCTGTTTTTTTGTGTCTATACGTTGTTTCTACTTTTGCTGGTTTTATCACTTCCATTATGTTGTTACCTCTCTTGGCTGTATTTCTAATATTGAAGCTATGACGTGCAGCTCGTTTGCGTCAGCAGCTTGTACTTTAAGAACCTCACTCTCTTCCATTACAAGAGGATTGGTTAAAAGTTCTGTTGTTGCTTTAGATCCAATAGATTTATCTTTAAATAAATTAAAGATAGCACCACTAGCATTTACTAATGTTACTGTTATTGTGCTTCCTGATCCAGCGTCCTCAGATACTAACAATGATTTAACTACAGATGTTTTAGCAGATGGCACTGTGTACAATGTTGTTAAGTCAGATGTTGTTAGATCTACTTTTTTATTTATAAAACTATTAGCCATTAATTTAAAAAGAAGTTAAATGCTTCCACCTCATCTTTTAAGTCTTGTTGATACGTTGTATTAAGTTTTTCTACAATTGCATCTAAATCTCTAGTTTGTGCTTCTGCTACTGTATAATCATATTCTTGTGCAGGTCTAGTAATAACTTGTGCTATCTTTGCCATTATCTACGTCCGTCTGGTTGTATATCTAATCTAAAAGTGCCTAGTTTCCAACTTTGAGCTGTTGATGTATTTTGTATTTTTAACGCAACAGCTCTTGCTCTTGCACGTGTATCTACTTTTTGCGTTGATGATGTAATATCAAATGGACCAAGAGATGAGCTTGCAGAACTGTCATTTGGAAAGTTTCTTAATTCTAATGTAATTCTAGTAGTTCCTGTTTGAGATATAAAGTCAGGTATAAATCTTCTTATTTTCATTATAAACTCACCATCTCCTCTAAATGTAGCCATGCCTGTAGATTGACCTAATTGAGATCTTGATTGTGTAATATCAAAATCTCCAGAAGTTATGTTAGCAGCAATTGCTGATATTGTTCCATTTCTATTTTGATCAGTCCCTGTTTCATGTTCATAGTAACTTGTTCTACCATCTGTGTTTCCTATAACATCAAAAGACGTGTCCGTATCTGCATCATATTCAGTTGCATGTGGTTTACCAAAAACAGCAGAATCTCTCCACATTGTTCTAGCCAAAGTACCAACCGTCCACACAGGTCTTTGAGGCGAAGAATCAAAATAATTATACGCCACCATTTTGTTTACAACAGATGATGAAGAACTTGGATAGAACCAAATTACTTCACCAAACAAATTATTTAAACCTGCAGATATCATTTGATTACCAGAATCAATATTTATATCATCGTAAACATGATCTTCTACTAAACATGGTAAAGATTCTAATTTACCAGCATATCTAAAGAAACCATTTTCTGACATCCAATATGCAGCGCCATCAACTTCTACACATGCATTCTGTCCTGTTAATCCACAGTTAGTTCCAACTTGTGCGAATGCAAATGTAAATGGCTGTCCAACAAAACGTTGTGTGAATAATGCTGTATCAGTCCAAATATAAATTGCGTCACGACCTCTAATAGCTCCTCTGATCTGTGATCCGTCAGCCAGTCTTTGTGTACCAGCTGTATTGGTTGCTGTAGGTGTATAGGTATTAATATCCTCCTGATCAGAGAATCTAATAAACATATCATCCTGTGTAGATGTATCTCCGATAGTTGTCTCTGTTCCAAAGAATACTAAGTGTCTATCCGGTGTTGATACAATCATGTGTCTTGATGCAGTTGGTGCACCAGATATAATTGTTGCTCTTGTATCTGTAGCAGTTGTTAAACTTGAATTCCATTCAAAACATGCACCATCGTGAATTAAACAAATTGCTTTATCGCCAAAGTTATCTAAAGACCACATTCCTGGCTCTAATACCAAGTCACCAGATGCTGCTTCACCCCATGCAACATAATTCGATGAGTTGGTTACCGTTGCACCATTAGAATGTCCAGACCTTGTAGAGTTTCTAACTGCTCTAGTTATACCAGTTAAATTATTACCAGAAACACCTGTGTAAGATATTTCTTCATTACCTACTTGAATAAAATTTGTGCCTGAATCAGGAAAGTTAGTTGTGCTTGTTAATGTAATAGAAGTCCCCGACCCTCCTGTACCGTTAGCATCATCTAACAAAGCTCCATTTAAAGTTGTAGTAATAGCACCATTATCTTCACCTCCCCAAGATCCTAATCCCCATCCAAAACCTTTTGCTTGAACAGCTGGACCAACAGTATAATATTTTTGAACTCTAATTCCTCCAGATGTAGTTGCACCTGACCCTGTTTCATTAGAAGGCATCGTAATTGTAAGAGTAGTATTTGTTGGTGTTGTAGCGACCATAAATTTTTTATCATCAAAATCAGACGCACCATAATTAGAATTAGTTATTGTGGTAAAATTATCTAAAAGAATAATATCTCCAGGAGCCATACTATGTGCTCCAGAAAAAGTTATAGTTACAGTAGGTGATCCATTAGTCGTGCTAAACGCACTTGTAAGCGTTGTTGTAGATTGAATAGGGTGTATATCATAAAACACACCTCCAGAATAAGCGTATAATATTCTGTTAGTTCCTATAATAGCATATCTTCTACCTAAACTATTAATAAAATGATGAAGACCTCTTCCAGCTCCTGTCAATTCATTCTCGTTTTGAGTTCCTAATTGGTTCCAACCACCTATTTTTTCAGGTGTGCCATATCTAAACCTAACATTATCACAATCCACCCACTGACCTTCAGCTCCTGTAGGTGTTATTTGTTTATTAATTCCTGGTTGAAATCCTATCTTTTGTAGCATATAGTAGTCTATATAATAAATTTTTACAGAATGAAAGTATCAATATAAAGAAGAAATGGTGGGATTTAAAGAAAAAAATGTTTTTAGAAATTAAAGATTTTTTTACTAATGAGGAGTGTGATTTAATAATTAATAAGTGCAGTGCATTTATTGATTCCAAAAAAGTTCTTAATGAATATAATAGACAAGGAAACAGTGTTGAACTTAGCAGTCACGAAAAATTATCAGAAATTGATAAATTAGTTTATGAAAGACTAACTTTTTTTATTAAAAATAGATTATCTCATGCTTATAATATGTTTGGTGTTAATGCAGCAGACACTGGTTATTCTTTTCATAGGTATTATAAAGGTGATAAATTATATACTCATTCAGATGATGTTTTTGTGCATGAAGGTATTAATGAAAAATTTAACCCAAGATTATTGTCATGTATAATAATGCTGACAGATAATGAAAATGCAGATTTAATTTTTCCAAGACATAATGTTAATATTAAAACAGAAAAAAGAAAATTTGTATGCTTCTTGCCTCATCAATGTTATGAACATTATATGAATAATAATTCTAATAAAGATAGAGATGTTTTAGTAACTTGGATTGTTGATAAAAATATAGAGTGTGTTAGAATTTAATGAAAGACCGCGTAATTATACAAGATAATTTTTTTGATAAAGAAATTTATAACGAAATATTATATGATATTTCTAAATTAAAATTCAGTAATAGAAATACTGTAGTCAATAATAAAAATATATATCAAAAAATATATTTTAATGTTCCTTTAAATAAAAAACATTTTGCTGTTGTAGAAGTTTTAAAAAAACTTAAAGAGTATAATTTAGAT